TGTCACTTAAATTTGCAGGCCACACCCCAAACTTTTCTTTGTAAGTATGAGAAGCCCAGCCTGGAGACTTACCTTCGTTAGCTACAAACCACTGAAGCTGTGACCACCAACTCTGTTTGTTAGCACGCGTCATCATTGCCAACTCTTCCATTTCACCTGGAAGCACAGACAAAGTACTGCTCTTTTCTTTTACATAACCACAATAAGAACAAGACTCAGCATAGCGTGGCATATAGGCCTGACACCTAGGACACTTAGCCTCTTGCTTTTCCTTCTCTGTTGGTTCTTTCTTTGGCTTCTCTTTGCCTTCGTCTAATGAGTTAACACCATTCTCATAAACATCCTCCCAGTCATCCCGAAAGCGGAGGTAGTTACCTGAGTGATCAAGCCACACGGCATAAGGTTTATCTTCTGGGTTTGCCTGATTGCCACGCATGACACGACCCATCTGCTGAATGTGAGAAGACAAAGACTTACTAAATGGGCGGGCTGATACACCAATCATTACATCAGGTACATCAAAACCTTTTGTCAGAATATCTGTAGCAATCAAGCCGTGAATTTCTGTATCAGGTTTAGAAAAGTCCTCGATGACCTGCTTCTTAAACTCATCATCATCCTTGTAGCTGATCGAGATAAAGTTATAGCCCTGCTCTGCAAACTTTCGCATGAGATCGGTGCCGTGGTTTACACCCGAACAAAACACAATCGTCTTGCGTGGACGATTAAAGATCTGATGCGTGATCTTGATCCACTCTGTAACGATATCTCCTGTGATCTGCATCCCCCGCTTAGAAGACTCAGCCTGTGACCACTCGCCGGCAACCTTCTTTGCGCCAGTCATGTCTATCTCTTTAGCAACAAACACCTTAAGAGGAACAAGCACACCCTGATCTACCAAATGTTTTGTGGTAACCGAAGACACCACATGATCATAGACACGACCCAACCCCTTAGTAAAAGGAGTGGCGGTCAGACCTATGACCTTTACATCAGGATTGTTCTTGATGAACTCGATTGTTTGTTCTCTGGTCTGATGACATTCATCAACAATAAGAAGCTGAAGGCCAGGAAAATCGCCCCGCTTCTCTAGAGTCTGAGCCGAGCAAACTTGAATGTTTTCATAAGGCCTAAACCTCCAATGACCTGACTGCAATACGCCATGCTCGATGCTGTACTTCTCAAGGCGTTGACTTGTTTGATCGCACAAAACAATACGATCCAAAATCATTGCCGCCTTGTTACCTTTTTCTTTTGTTGCCCTCAGTAGCTCGATGGCCATCTCTGTTTTACCTGCGCCTGTAGGTGCATAGAGAATCTGACTGCGAAGTCCTGCTGCAAATCCTTTGCGAAGACTATCCAAGATATGAGACTGGTAGTCCCTGAGTATTAGTGACATAGGAATTCCTCTACTGGGACACAAGCCCCCCAGCTTGGGCTATGAATTACTTAGCCTTCAATTGCTTCTGCAAATAGGTCACTTGCTTTTTAAGCTGAGCATTCTCTGCTTGGAATTGATCACGGCTAATCTTCACAGAGTTCAGCTCAATCGTTAGTTGCCAGACCTCATCTCGAAGCTCGGCAATTATTCTGCCGGCAAGATCAGGATCTGCTGAACCTTTAACGGCCAACTGGTCTGATAGCTTCTCATTCTCTTGAACCAAGAAGTCGATGGCTTCCTGTTGCTTGCCGTCATCCGCGGGAGGAGTAACGGGTTTAGCAACATCAACTTTGACTGGCTTCTCAGGTTTAGTAGCGCGAGTCTTGACTTCGCCGTCCTTATCTAAAAACTTGACTTTCTCAGGCACCTTACCTACACGCAATTTTGCTATCGTTACATGGGACAAATCACAGATGCGGCCAATCTCTCGGTTGCTCCACTTGCCCCACTCGAAATCTCCGATCAACTCTTTGGCATTGTGAAGCTTGTCTTGCAAGGTTGGTTGCAAACCATGCAGATTGTTTGCGATCTTGCTGTACAGGATGGCTTCACGCAGTAAACCATTGGTAACATAACACTTGATCGAGGCCTTACCATTCTTGCGAGTGGCGTGGTAGCGGTGGAAGCCATCGCCTAACCAATACTCTTTGCCATCAAAGAAAGCTTTGACCGGCTCATACTCCACGCCATCCTTCATCTTCTCGAAGATCTCTTCTACATAATCCTCTTTAATTGACAGGCGTGATTGTGTGCCGCCGGTGATATTGATTGCATCAATCGGCAAAGTCTTCAATGTAAATACTATTTTTGTTGGATCGTAGTTCATTTGTTTTCCTTGTTAGATATGTAACCAAGATAAAAATATCTCCACTTGGTCTGTATGTTTGATGACTTGTATCGGTTGGTGCCCCACTCATAGCTTAGGCCTCGCAACGCCAAGATCTCTTCAAATCTCTGTCGAATTTCTTCAACCTGGTTCTTTGGATTTACCGACATAAAAGTAGTCCCACAATTAAGCCCAAGAAAAAAGTAACCAATGGAATTAAAATAGTGTCACTTTCAACATATGTCCTATCGGGTCCTTCCATCCACTGAAAGTAATCATCGGGAAAGGCCTCCTGCAAAGTGCGTGGGAAACGCCGTGTCGTATCGTTCATTGTTTTTCCTTTGTTAATAAGTGCAGTTTATTATACATACTATCTCTTCATGTTCCTTACAAAGACTGCAAAACTTGCAGCCGTATCACCAGTCATCTTGTCAAACTCTTTCGCCACCTCGTCTAAAGTATCGTTACGAATCTTGTTAGACACTTCATTAATTTGGCATTCAACCATCTGTCGCTTGCGCCAGCCCATAGCTTTCTCCCATAGATTTAATTCACTCATGCAAATTTCCTTCCTTCTTCAACATCTGCTAACAACTTACCAACCTTACTCAGATAAACAACATTTGTATCTTTATCTTCTACATCTACTGATGGGGCGTCAAACTGAGCCGATGTTTTAGTTTGTAGATTTGGTGAGATAACTTTGCATTGATACCCAGCCCACTCAAATTCTTGCAGTCCACGAATATGTTCTTTAACTATGGTTGTCTTGTCACCATACTTTCTCTCATGTTCTTTAACATAATGAACAATCTTCTTGGCTTGACCAGTTGGTGTTCTGATGCTCTTGTCTCTGTCCTTGAAGTAGTAAGGTGTCTGGTCATTGTTGACACCAAATGTCACACGCTCACCATTCTTTTTAACTACCACATTCCACCGGCTATCCCTCTTTGACCACCAGTCATGCACCGCAACGAAATAGTTCTGAGCAATGATCTTGCACTGCTCAACTGATCTGTCGAAATCCTCAAGATAATCTGCAGTACTCCATGATCTTGTGTAAAAGACAGTAGCTTTCCCATTTGACTTGCGAGAATTAGAATTTTTGGCTGGGACTATATGTGCCTTAGTCTTTAACTCATCACAGAAACTTATGACGCCAGTCTTTCTGTTAACCGTGATGTACATGTTTACCCACATTAATTTGTCATCCACATCAAACGCCATGCCAAATTGATACGGAACTCCAGTATTTTTTGATACATGCCAAGGCAACTTGTCCATCTTGATAGCAAAAATAAACTTTGCGTAAAATCTTTCCTTGGTATTTATAGTGCTTGATGAGGCTTGAGAGATGCACATGATGGCCGGCAAAGGCTTTGTTACATCAACTACATTTCTTTCATCACTCAAAGACATAATCCAAGGGTTTGGAATGTGGACACCAAGCTTCTTTAAACCAACCACCGAATCTTTTGCAAGCCATGATGCGTTCATGGTCGGCAACTTCACATTGTTAAAAGTGTGTTCAAGATTGTCGAGCAGCTCCGCAAAGTCTTGACGCTTCTCTTTGTTGTACTTGCGTGGCTTTCGTGGCTCAGGTTTTACTTCAGCCTTTACATCAGGAATTGCTTCAACGCTTGTTGATCTGAAGTGATACATTAATTTATTTACAAAGTCTTTAACCTTGTGAATAAGAGGATGATCCAATGTAATCATGTGTTCTTCTCCTTGAGTTTGAGTTGTACGTGCTTGGCAAGCATAAACAAATTAGGATTGATTCCACTGTAACTTTCCATCAAGTCCTTGATCTCCTCATCTGTCATCTCAATCCACGGCCTGAGCGTTTGTTGCACTTTAGCCTGAGCCGCCATGCCATCTTCGTAGCCCTTGCCGTAGGTTTCGTTATCGGCCTCGATCAGTTCTTTAATAAGTTTTAGGCTTTCGTCACAGACCTTTGTCAGGCTGTCGATTGCCATGTTGCGTTTGATAATCATGTATTTGCCCTTGCTCTAATTAAGTTTTGGTAGTCATCAAGAGCTTGATTAATAACACCAAGCATTTCAGATCGGTTATGTAAATCAAACGGGGTAAGCTGGTGACGTAACTGAGCACACGCCTCACGCTCTATCTTTATTGCGGCTTTTATGGCATCGGCTTCCCAATGGTAAGGTTGGCCTTTCATAGAATTCTCACGCTCAATACGTGCAAACTCGTCGTCTTCATCAGTGTGAATCATTGCTTATCTCCTCTTCTGTTGGTGGTAGGCCTGTGTCTTTATATACCCATCCAATCCGATAATTGGCGCCTGGATATGGTGCAAGAATAATTTCTCTGCCGTTTAAAGTTCTTGTTACGCCCTGCTCCATTAAATCTTCTAATGAATTAGGAACTACTGAGTTTGGAAATGGCCAGTTCATTGTTCCCTCGCTTTCATCATTGCGTCTGCCATGCGATATGCGCCTTCTGCAACTTTGTCAAACTTTTCTTGGTCAGATTGAGAACTAATTTCATCTGCAAAGTTTTGCATAGCCCCTGTCGCAAAGTAATCACGCAAGGTCATGCCCATGTTTATCATCATGCCTGACTCATCTTCGGCAACAAACGGGAACGCTGGTGTATTTTTCATACTTCCTCCTGTAAAGATATTGGGATATAAAAACAAGCCTTACTTCTGCTGTCCTTGACGTTCACCACGCCATTGCCAGCCGTCTGCTCAGGGTGATCAACCCACCTCTTACAGTTCTCACACCTCTCGCCTACCACCTGAGGCCGGCACCTGGTGTACTCACTTGATAAAGATCTCATTTCACCACTCATTGCGAGCCTCCAGCGCCTCTTTCTCTATGTCCCGCACAACATAATCAGCTAAGAAGCCAATCATCTCTATACCCTTGTGCTGCACAGAAATCAGCTCAACATACTCCGCATAGTTAGGCTCCAACTGCAAACCATTCTCAGTCGAACCGACCTCAGCCGGATAGTAATCAAGCTCACACTCCAGTACTACGTCATCTCTTTTAAAACTGTATCGCATACAATCCTCCTTATGTTGGGAAGTGTATGTTACTGCATTTAATTGCACTGTCAACAGGTAGATTAAAAAAAATGTAGGTGCTACATTCTTGGTGAACTGCTAGGCTCTGTGGACAAAGCTCTGCCTAGGGGAGAGGTGTTCTCCCTTTGGCATACTTCCACATTCCCGGAGCCACTGGCTGAGTATCTTGTGGGCTGATCTTCTTCTAAGTCCAATCAGCATCGAGCACTTTTCGCAACTTAGCTGCGTCTAGCATGGCCGCCCGAACCCTTACCGCCACCCGCAGACTGAACCACGGACAATAAAGGCAATTCCCCCATATGCGCTTGCATCTTCTTTGCGCATTTTCACA